TGCAGACATGTTGACATCTGATACTTCAGCGACAGTTACTTCACCAACCCAGTTAACAACGTCTGAAAGTGCAGGACTCTCAGTGAATGTAGTAGGGTGTGAGATTAACGCCTTGTAGTAGTCTGCTTGAATGACATCGTAACGAACGATAGGTGGTACACCACCATTTGACATGTCAGTAGTCAACGTACTTGGAGTAGGGTTACCATAGACACCTTGAGTGTCAGTAGTGATGACACACTTGGATTCTACAGAACCTACGATTGGAATCTCTGCTGCAACTGCCGCAGACATCATAGTACCCATTAAAAGAATGGGAAGGGTTTTTCTGAACATTGAATTGCTCCTAATTGTTATAGTTAATTTTCATACTGTAGATTTACCAACTCTTGATGTAACAGTTGTTGTGAAACACTCTGTCTCCTTGCCTTTCGATTCTCAGGGAGATTAGAATCCTTCAGAACAACAGTGTCCTCGATCTTTTGAGGATCTGGTAAAGCGTCGAAGTAGTTGACCGGAATAAAGTTGAGTGCCAGCATCTCTGTATGTTTCTTTAGTGACTCTACTGCCAATAAAGAACTGTTCACTGCACCCAGTATAGACTCTAGTCTTCTATCCTCTGGTTCTTCCTCAGACATCTTCTGTCTTCTTTTACGGTCTTCTTCGTCTTCTTCATCAAGAACTGCTCTACGTTCAAGCTGTTCTTTTACGTAATCCTCATCTAAAGGATCACTGGTAGCAACGTCAATAGGATCTACTGGTGGAATATAATCCGGACATGCCGGATCAGTCGTAACTTGATAACAACTATCATATCGATAATTGTAAACCACCAAAGGATCTTCTACGGATCCTTCTCCATCAACTTGGATCGATCCGTCACCCCAATACTCTATAGGAATTCCACCTACAGAAACTTGTTTATTGATCGTGTTGCCAGGCAACCCAGACCAATCATCTGCTTCCCTAAAGATATAACCACCGTCAATTGCGTTCTCGTTCTGAACGTAGACAATCATGTCACTGTTCGGATCTTTGACTGCAGTATATCTGTATACAACTCCATTCACGGTAAGTCCTGCCTGTTGGGGCAGAACGTTAGTCATAACCCAATTTAAACCAAACGCTGCCGCATTCGGTGAAGTCCCATAGACTTCCTCAGAGTAAGAGTAAGACGAGCAGACTAGCAACGCCAGCACCGCCCAACAATGTCTTAGTAGAATCATCCATTCCTTCCTTCTCTTTTTGTGCATCCGGAGCAAGTTCAGAGTTAACTTCCCAAGCTGCCTTTGCTTCCTGTCCGATTAGACCGTCAAACGGACAGGGGGTTCCTGCGTTCATCATAGCGTCAAAAACTCGTTTGTCTTGACACATCACTGATACTGCTGCAACTTTCATGCCCATATCGAACAAAGTCTTAGCATTCTTTAATCTTTCACAATTTTCATCCACTACTTGAGTACCCGTAGAGATACCAAGTATTTGGGTTTGAATCGCACCCGCAACTCCGAAAGTACAGAGATCAGAATTGGAAGTGTTGATTGTAGGTGAAATGGCAGAAGCAGGGGGCGACTTCAGAGTCGTCTCTGTGCTACCATTAGTGGTTACTGTTGATTCAGTAACAATAGGTACTACACTATTTTCTCCTTCGGCAGGAGCGTCCTGTGCATATGAGTGAGATGCCAATAATATAAGCATCCAAAATGAAATGATGTAACGCATAAAATATCCCATGTATGTTATTATACAAGGGTATTTATACTTTGCTTTTCTCTAAAAGACAAAAACTGTCATTTAAATGACACCCTAGATAAGATTTCTCTGTACCAATTCACGGTAATTTTTAATCTTCTCTCTCTTTGGGCCTTGGGGTGTGACCTTGGTGCGAATGTGAATGAAGTTTGCACGTTCTACATCGGGTTCAAACGAAGAGTAGTTCCACATCTGACCATTCAGGTATATGTCTTTGTCGGTGTGTTTCATACCTAACTTGTTCGCTAAGCAGTGCATCACACCTTCATCATGGTAGCGTCGAGCAAATGCCATAACAATATCTTCGGTCAATGCCTCACGAAACTTCTGTCGGATCTCACGTGATAATCGAAATACTGACCCACCCCAGTAAGGTGCGTCCAAGGATCCAAGGTCTGGATAAATCTCGACAAGTCTCTGTCGCAACGATGTCTGGACTCCGGTATGTCTACCAATACCCACATCGTCTGTGAAGATGTTTTGATTACAAGACTTTGCGACAAACATGTCTGCATCCACCATAACCACATAGTCATACTCATCATACTTCTCATCAAGGTAGATAAGTTTCTGGCACGGGTAGTCTAGTTTGTGAGCAATTTTTTTCATGAATACAACACCACGAATAAACTCGTAGTCCACACCAATTTTATCTGCATAACCTTTGACTGACTCAGTAGACTTCTCTACCAGTTCATTCATCGGCCCTGCCCAATGTTGTAAAATTATGTTCTTCATACTTTCTGGAATGCTTCGTATAGTGTGTCTGCAAATACTAGCTGTGACTTTTCACCCGCATGATAAGAAGGTTTCATATCATCGTTCTCCTCAGCGATAGTGGCGAGATCTGTATAACGATTTAATCCAACTCTGGATTCGTCTCTCAGATAATTTAATTCGTCTTGGATGTGCTCCATCCACTCACCCCACCATTTGTCGGGGGCATCACCACTGTAGTTCTCTGGTTTCATAACATCCACAAGTTCTTCCCAACATCTATAGTGGAACACACCTTGTACCAGTTTGATACCCATCATATCACACAACCATTGCATATGGGTCATATATGTCATGGTCTCCAGTATCTTGGTTCGTTTGACATCATAATGATCGTACAGATATTCTAGTGCTTGAGCGAACTGCATGTTACGAATCATGTTGATTCTAGCAGGAGAGAACTGAGTCATACACTGATTCCGTTTGATCTTCATCAATGCTTCTTCACTGGGGCCATAACTCTCTGCAACCTCTTCTCTTTCCCATGCAGACCAAAGCACTACACAGTGTGTGATCTCATCGGAATAGTCACGTAAGTACTTCATGGTATCTCGAAAAATTTTGCGATTACCATTACCGCACTGAGCAATGTTTACATACTCAAGACCCAGTTTCTTTGCAAGGTGATGAGTGAATGTTTTGTCCCAGTGAGTAGGTGGACTTTGATCAAACCCCTCTAACTCATCTCCCCAGACAAATGAACAACCACTAGTTAAGAGCATTACTTTCCATGCAACCTGTCATGTTCGAACAATGCAAGAAATCCGTAGTGGATAATTTTTACAATGTCTTTACGTTGATCTTCGGGTGTACCCTTCTTACCATAACGTGCATTGTATTTGTCCACGTTACCTAGAAAGAAACCCATACCATGACCACGGTCAATGATTACTTCAGAAGACTGAAGTCCACCTTGACCATAGTGACCACCGTAAGTAGAATCGATATAATCCTTAAACTCAGCAATCAATTCATCCTCTCTGAATTTGTATTCAGGGGTGTCTGTGAGGGTTAGGGTAATATCAGGATCCAAGGGGATCGTGTCTACGGTGATAGTGCCAGTATTACTGACGCTGCCCGTGTATTGACCACCATCTACTGTATCAAATGGTGGCATGTGTGCTTTAATTTCTTTACTCATTCTCAATTTCCTCAATCAATAAATCACGTAGTAGTCTTGCTTGTTGGTCTTCCGGAGAGTTCTCTCCATAACCACAAAACTTGTACGCAAGTGTTATTCTCTCATCTCCTGCATATGCAGAATGCCAACAATGATTGTGGGGTTCATCCTCTGGCCCGAAATAGTAGTGTCTACACTGCCATCCCTCGACATCTTGGATAGTCACAATCTCACCTGTATTTTTATCTAGGTAACGGAAATACCCGTCTCCCTTAGACCAAGTAAACAGTACTTGATATGCACTTGCATCATAGTTAGTATGCCATCCTACAAATCCGCCAGGCGGATAGTAGGACAATAGTGCAGACGTGTGTGCACCGATCTCTGCGGCAAAGTCATACTTCACCTTCTTCATATAGTCACCCCACTTCTCAGGTTCCGCACGTACCATCTTTGCAATGGGATTTGCGTAATGCCGATCAGGTACTCCGACTAATTGATCACGGGACATACACTCTTTAAGATACTCATCGGAACACCAGTATTCACCACGTCCGTTCTTCGTATCTTCTTCAGAACTATACATGCTGTACTTAGAGTCATTATAACCCTCGACAGCAAACAGTTCATCCTTAAACCCGTTAAGAGTCTCTAGGAGATCCTTATTACGGATTACGACTTCTGTCATAGAATCAGACCGGAAGTCGCCTCACGCCACGCTTTCTCAAACGTTTCGTTAGTAGGTGCAATGAAAAGATAGTTACAGAAAGTAACCTCTTCAATGTTCTCTACTGCTGACATGCAAACACCACGTCCAAATCCAACCTTGTTGTCTGGACTGTTCACAATCAATTTAGGGTCTGTCACATACAACTCGCCCTTGTTTAGGTTTTCAAATCTACCAACGTATTCACCAATAGGTGTCATGATAGTAATAACGTCACCCTTCTCCATTTTCTTTCTCCTCAACAAATTTTTTAAGTACCCACGTTCCCATAGGTTGTGGTTCCCATGATAACACATCACCTACTGATAAGTCAAGTGCATCCATTAAATTATCTGGAAATTCCAGACAAAGTTCTCCGTCCACTTCTATAACTGGACAAATAAATCGATTAACTGATTTCATTTACTGCCTCCGCAACATCTGGGAAGTGCGTCACGATATGTTCCCAACATTGATCAGCGACGATACGGTGTTCTTTCTGTGTACCATTACCTCGACGCAATTGACAATAGTGAATCCATGAACGCAACGATCCTGCCATATACACTGTGGTTTGAGTATTACCTTCGGGTAACACTGAACGTGCCTGTTCCTTTGCAATACCTTGATTTAGTGCCCAGTTATATGCTTTCTTCGCCTCGTTAATGATAAAGGATTGTCGCATGTTCCAGTCTTCATAGAGTCTCTCGTGTTGGGTCTTGTTACCACCCTTACCAAAATCTTCGATATCCTCTAGTTCAACAGAGTTCTGTCGATTCTTAGGATCCTGCAGACGTGCTTCACGAAGCAGAAAATCTTCTGACTCTGCGTATCGTTGACTAAACTCTTGAAATGAGAACGAGCGATGTCGGACAATCTGACGTGAGATATCACGGGTTGTCTTAATCTCTAGTGTCATATGCACCATCTCAAACGGAGACCAGTGATCATTCTTGATCAGATACCGTAAGAGTTTTGGTGCAGTTGAACTATTACTCTGATTGCTCGGATTACTCACCCGTGCAACATATGCAATCAACTCGTTTGCATCAAATACATCACCAGTCACACCAACGTTTGGTTTACTAATCGCAACCAAGTTCACTTCACTCATCATTCTTCCTTACATTAAATTAACAAATTTATATAGTGGGATCTTACCACTGTACTTTCCAAGTGTCCGTTTCTATTGTAGGTGTAAACTGTCTCTTGTTGTTGAGACGTTGCAGCTAGAATTTTAACGGTTGACTTCACCAACGGTCTCTCCACTGGTTCTGTCTGTTGAGTTGTTGGATATGTTCCTGAAACGGGTAGAGCAGTTACCGACGATACGGGCGGTATACTATGTTCGCTCACCTAAACTTTCCATCTCTTTGTGACCTTCTTCGGTCATCCAACCTTTCTTTATCATGAACTCCAGACAGTATTCAATACCATCTAGTCTTCCTGATTCCTTTCCTTGTCGGTGACCGTGCCAAAATGACAAGGTGACCAACGTCATAATTATTGCTACTGTTTCGTATGGTGTCATACCCTAAAGTCCTCGAATCTTTCTGACCTGAGTCGCTGACCACTTGAACTATTATCGAATGCGGGGCCAGTGTCCTCTTCCTGATTCAACGGTGATGTGTTTTGATCAACGTCGAACAACCTCATTTTACTACGGTCAATACCCACAACGAATCTCTGATACGTGGTAGGATCGTTATACCTGTTCTTCAACTGCTTGACAAGTATTTGACCGTTGTTCGATAACTCTTCATTTGAAATCAAGGCAAACATGAAGTCTGCAGTTGCAGGTAGACCGAATGATTCAGATGTATCTTCAAGACCCACGTCATCATTTGAATAACCAGATCGAGTCGTTTGTGTTGCGGATACAATAGGAACATCGAATTCCACTGCGAGTCCACGTAACTCTTCTGCTATCGACTTAATATATGTATAAGAATTAATCGCACCACCCATAGATTTCATACGGGATGATGCACATATATTTAGGTAATCGATATAGATGATATCGGGTACAAAATTCTTCTTTAGTTTTAGTTCGTTCAACAACGCACGGAAGTGTGACGCATTCGCCTGTCCTGTCGGGTATTCCTTAACAACCAGTTTACCCTGCGTCTTCTTCGCAATCGCATGTACCTTGTCGGTGAACATATCCTTAGATAGGTTCTCTAGTTGATCTATCGGGACGTTAAGTAGATTTGCATCGATCCGTTCCGCAATACGTTCTTCAGCCATCTCCATAGTGATGTACAGGACATTCTTCCCTTGTGACAAGGCACTGCCAGCACAATGACACATGAAAAGACTCTTACCAACACCCGTACCTGCAAGTGCGATGTTGAGAGTTTTGTTAGGTAGTCCACCTTTAGTGATACGGTTGAAGTAGTCCAAGTCAAAAGGCAGTTTCTCCTCTTGAGTATGGTAGAAGTCAAAACGCTCTTCTACGTTCTCTAAGTAGTCGTGTCCGATATTTGTATCGAAGGTCACACCCAGTGCCTTACTCAATACATCCGGTATTGCATTCTTAGATAGCGTCTGGTGCTTCCCATCAATAATACTTATAGATTCCATTACCGCATTGAATACCGCACGGTCTTGACACCACTTCTCAGTACGATCAATCAACCATTCAAGGTTCTCTGGTTCTGGTGTAAAGATATTAGGGAGCAGTTCGATAGCATGTCGGTACTGCTCATCGTTGAGTCGATTATTCTCATCGATCTCAATTTTAAATGCTTCCATAGTAGGAAGTTTATTGTACTTCGCAATAAATTGTGTGAACTCTTTGAAGAGTCCTTTGTAGACACCCTCGAAGTAGTCAGGTGTCAGAAACGCTGCTACCTTCCTCGCATACTGGTCATTCGTCAATAGATTCCGTAGAATCGTTTGTTCCAATTGTATTTCCATCATCATCCTTATTTAACCGTTCTTTAGTATAGATCCAACCATCATGACATCCACGTTCGATAATATCCTCTAAGATATCTGCGGCACGTTCCTGAAGTTCTACGTTACTAGGTTCAAGGAATGGAACAGGTGACTGTACAACCCGAAAGTTGAAAGTGAGGCAGTCACGAGTTCCATCAAACTTGATTGTCCCATACCGTATAACGGTTTCCACAAAATCGCCACGTAAGATACGTACATCCCATGCGGCATCATTATCAACATAATCAACAGGGATCATTTCATAATCGACCCCTTCAGAAGCTTTATTTACATTAATCGTTTTCGTCATCTGAATCTACTATTGTATCAGGATCTACTTGAGTTGGCAAGCCAATTTTGAATTGTTTTTCTACAAACTCTTTGAAGTCAGTGAATTCTAGGATAGGAGTCCAGAATTCTTCATCCAATGTTTGAGCGAGTCGAACCTTTGGATCAACCAACTCACCAGTAGAAGTATCAACCCTACAGTACCAACCGTTACTAGGCTTAGCAACATAACCGCCAGCGAGAGCAACATCCAGAAGACCGCTGAAACGTTGGACACCACCATCCCAAGAAACTGAGATAGGGATCTTAGACTTTTCTTTAACATAACGACTTTTCTCCACATTGATTACAAAGTGGTATCCTTTAATCTCTGTACCTACTTTGTCTTGTTGTCTGCCAAGAATCCAGATGTTATCTGCAGAGTAGTAGATACCAGTACCACCACCTACGATGTCTTTGGGGAAAAGACCGATTTCTTTGTAGGTGTGGTTAACTGCGAGTAAGGGAATACTCTTCATTGCAAGATAGGGAGTTGCCATACGGAACAGTCCCTTCAGTGCTTTCGCACGAGACATATCTGCGACAGACTTTTCGTTCAGTGCATCCTCAAGTTCTTTCTTGGATGCAAGGTTACCAATCGAATCAATCACGATAATGACATCATCATCACGATCCATTGCTTCGAGTTGAGCAGTCAGATCGAACTTCAGTTCCTCTACATTTGTGATAGGAGTATGAAGAACACGACTAGTGTCAATTCCAAACTGTTCGAAATAAGACTGGGGGGAACCGAACTCAGAATCATAGAAGAGTAATACCGCATCTTTCTTTGCCTCCAGATATGCACCTGCCATCAATAGTGCGAATGAAGTTTTGAAGTGTTTGGATGGGCCTGCAAGAACCGTAAGTCCAGGCGTCACACCTCCATCCATAGACCCCGACAGTGCAACGTTCACCATAGGAACGTTGGTTGGGATCATATCTTTTTCTGT